TAAGACGTTGCCTGCTATACAAATTTTACGAACACCTACACGTTCTTTGTTAGGGTCTAAATCTTCATTGTCATTGTGCTCAGACTGTACATAGTCTTTTTTATTGTCTCTAAGATAAGCCTCTATGTACAATACGCTCTCTTCTTGGTCTCTGTATGCTTGCGACCTAGACTTGTATAAGTCGGTTGCACCTTCATTTGTTATTGACACTACAGACTCTTCGCCATCACGCCTTACAGTTTTGTGTGCTCTAAACTTATCCAACTCTCTGTCGCTTTTAACATACTTACCTAACTTGGGGTACATCTTCCTAATCTCATACAGAGGCATAGGAGATGCGTAAATAACCCACTCGGCATTTTCTAACTTAGTTGCTGAGGGGTTTACAAAAAATGTGTATGGGTCTACTATATCACAGTCAGGCAAATCATCATATTGGTTGTAGCTTAGTTTCAGCATTCCCGTCCCATACACTAAATAATCCAATAATAACTCAGAGACTAAATTCTGCATATCACGTAGTTGCCAAAACTCGTCCATTACTGCCTGTAATGTGTCAGCCATTTTATAATCTATAGGGTCATTACCTACAGCCATTACATCTAACTTAGGCTGTTGTGAATTTAATATAGGTATCATAGTGTCTATTGCACTACCAATAAGGTCTATGGTCATCTTATTTCTGAATTGAGGCATATTAACGCCTTCCCAATGATGACCGTGATACAATGCCTCTGCCTCACGCCACTCATTATACATTTCTGCTTTATGGTCTCGTGACAACTCAAACATTGCCATTACTTTAGCAATTACAGCCTCTTGTTCTGCTGTAGGTTGATAATCTGATGAAGGTTCTGATGCTGAATATGCCATATATTATGCCCTTGCGAAATTTATTCCTGTTTCTAAAATAGTAAGTGGGTCGAAGTCTGTGGTTTCACAGGTAGCCCTTAATAAAAATATTTCATTCCAAGCATTTTCAAACTGAACGCACGACTCTTCTCCTGACTCTACCATCATATGTTGAAGACGGTCAATTTCTTCCATAGTTTCATCATCGTGAGTTAAGTTTAAATCCCATTCCTGAGTATCAGGATTCCACGTATAACTCTCTTTTGTCGTTTTAGCCATTCATTATGCTAGTCCCTGCCACATATTTTCATCTTTTTGTAGTAACTCAATCTCTTTTTCTATCCACGTCTTTTCTTTTACTAGATGTGGCTTACCTAAGTGCATTAATCCGTACCGTAAAGCATCAAGAGCGTGCTCCATTCCGTCTGTATCTAAGTCTTCTACCTTAGATTTAGAATACACAGCCCCTGCAAATTCTTCAATTAGGTTACTACAGTTATTAAAGATTTTAATATCTCCACCCTTTTTGTCCTTAGGATTTGTTTCCTGCAAATATTCACGCACTAAATTCCATCCTGACATACGATTATTGTTTGCTCTAGTCGTAGGTATGCCCTGAAACAGCATTATATCAGCTATAGACTGATTTGACGGGGCTATTATGTCTGACCTATTCGTGTTTTGGGGGTTGCTTATATAAGTTGACGGGTCAATTATTGTAGCCATATAGTCCTCGTCCCCTGACAGTTCTAATATCTTTTTAATATGATAGTGTAATTCTTGCCCTGCCTCGTAATGTTCTCTATATACGTGCACGTTTTGGTCATAGTCTACTGCAAACCAAAGGCAAGCGAAAGGGGCACGGTAACCATAGTCAATACAACGATACTTATACCAACCATCAGGGATTTCGTAAGGTTCGACGACGTGTTGTGCTCTTCTAAATGTACTAAAGAACTGCCCTTGGAATACGTCCCAATCTCCCTCTAGCCACATACGTCTTAATTCATCAGGTAAAGTTTCTAACTGCTTTACATAGTCAGGGTCAGACTCTACCAATGTAGGATTGTCATATATAGTAGAAGGTATGAACACCTGTGTACGCTCATTTGTACCTGTTATTACTTTATTAGGTTCTCTAACAAAGCGTTTCTTAACCCATTGGTGTCCCTGCCCCCCGGGATTAGTCGTTAAAAATATCCTAGGGGGCATTTCGGGGTGTGGTGAACGGACGGAGGAAGTGACACGTTCATAATCTAATTCGTTGGGTATAAGCGTAACCTCTTCAATAAGTAATTTATGGTATTGGTGTCCTAGGTATTTCTGAAACGCTGTATCTTCCGATAGATGCCCCGTCCTAAATTTTGCACCACTTGGAAAACGAAACTCGGTAGGGTTACCAATAGCTTGAACATCAAGGAAACGATAAAAAAACTTAGCCCTATCAATCCAATCACGTAAGTCGTCATAATTACGTCTAAGAACCAACGCACGATATTGGGGATTGTCAAGGTATTGGGGCTCAATAAGCCACGCCAAGCCTGCCTCAGTTTTACCACCCCCTCGTGCACCACCGTATAAAACGGTATGAGCATCGACAGACAACGCTCTAGTCTGCTGTCCTTCGTGTGGTTTCCATATAACATTATCGCTCATTTCTTTTTACGCCACTTAGATAGTGGATTAAGGTTTAATTCCTTCTGATACCATTTTAATTGCTCTTCTAGTTCCTGCATTTTAGCATTCTCTTCTATAATATGTTTGGATATAAGTTCTTCAATTTGGGTATTAGCAAGTTCCATTCGTGACTCAAGGTCTGCAATTCTATTTTCAATTTGTACGTATCCATACACAACAAAACCAATGGCAGTAAAAATTTGTAAAAGCCACTTAATGTTAATATGGAAAGACAGATTATCATCAACCAACCCTGATTTGAAAGACCTCGCTGTTTGTGGATTGTAATCACTAGCCAATGTTAAATATAACTGCTAATAAACCAAGGAACATACACCAACTAGCAAGGACAACCCAAGCCCATATTTCATCATTAAAATCTTTACGCATATATATACCTCACACTTAGGGGGTAGCTAAAATTAGCAATCTCCGGGTTGGGGGTGTAAACCCACGCAGAATCTGCCTCTGAAAAAAAAAGAGTAGACTTAGGGAATACGCAGGCACGCTGTCCGTCGGATGGGGGTCTCATTTTAATATTTTTGCGTGGGGACATTTATTTTTTTCTCCTCGGTGCGACCTTTCAATTATACATAATATATATTATACGCCATTATTTTCTCGACGGGGCAAACCTAATCCTTAACATTTTTATTGACAGGTTGCAACCTCTCTCCTACCCTTTTCTTTGACGGTAGCACAATAACGCCCTGAGTGCCTGTACTTTCAAGTTTCACGTCGGTAGCTTTTAATTGTGGGGCGATTCTATCCATTAATATAGACATAGCACGCATTTGGTTTTTATGCTCGTTATCGAGGGCAATATCAAAGACTTTTTGCACTAAGTCCAATGTTTTAGGGTGTTTACGAATCATATCGCCAAAGTTGCTCGCATTCTTACCTGATGGATTACCTGATTTGCCCTTCTTAAACTTGCTCATATCAAAAAAATTCCTGCCCTTAGTGGGCTCTGTTTCGGTTAGTTTTTACTTACTTTATATAAGATATTAGGACATTTTACCACTTTGTCTAAATATTTTTTCTCGTCGACAAACGCATTTATTTCGTACTTTATATAAAATAATACTTGTTTAATTAATTTAACTTATATAATATATGCCATCGCCTGACAGCCAATACGATAGAATTTGGCAGGCTTTCAAGAGTTTTTGAAAATTAGATTTTGCACTTCTCTCTCGAGACTACACGAGGGTCGGTAACGAGTTTACGACTGAATAACGAGTTACCAACGACCACTAAGATTGACGGTTACTCCGAGTACGGGAGAGAACAGCTTTATCAACGAGTGTCCCGAGGGGTAGCACATCGAATAGAGATAGACGAGTCCATTGGCAATATGTCGAGGGTTCTCTCAACAGCACTATCTACGCATAGGAAATTGCTATGCTAGGGTGGTAGGTGGGATAGTTGCGAGAGGTGACCTGACGAGATAAGGACGAGTCAAATTATTTCTTCCCGACGACAGTAACAAATTTCAGCCTAGGATACTAAGAGTATTTTCAGAGGTTCGCAACCTTACCTAGGCTCTATGCTCAAGACGAGCATTTCACACAAAAACAAAAACCGTAAAAAGGAGTCTACAATGGCTAAAAAACGTAATTTCAAAAAGTTAACTAACGACGAGCACGCTATCAGAGCGTTAAATCCTATCTTAGATATGATGGAAAATGGCGACATCCCTTGGCACAAGAATTGGGACGTGCGTAGAGGTGGCAATCTCGGTGCTATCACAATCGGTACTCAGAGAAACGCTGACCTCAAAAATTATTCAGGCATCAATGCTTGGATTCTCGAGACAGAGTTTGCAAACAAGAAGTACGACACAAACGTGTGGTTTACTTCTAACAGGATGTACAAGAAGACCGACGGTAAAGTCTTTATCAGGAAAGGCGAAAGAGCAACTTATGTCTTCAAGTGGGTTTTTACCGACATCTACGAAGGAGAATC